TTCTCTGCTCGCGTATTTAAAAACTCGTTTTCTCGAAAATACTTTTCAGCGGTCTTTTTGTCCCCACGTCTTTGAGCTTGTTGAGCCAACTTCATCACTCTCTCTGCTTCATTGTATAGAGTGTCAGTTGTGCTTTGATCCCTGATATTCATTAATTTGATCAACTCATCGTACTTATCCTCTCCGAATGATGGGTCATCAATTGGATGGTCTTTGAGGTTTCTATATTCAGCCTCAAGTTGATTTAACCTATTCTGATCAAATGCTTCCTTTCCACCAAGGGTCACCTCTTCAAACTTAACAGCACCCTCATTGCGAAGGTAATCCATAACCTTGTCTTTTGGAACCTTGCCTTGGTTCTCCGCTGCGAGACGATCAATCTCACCAAGCACTCCAGACCACTTCAGTTCCTCGGCCTTTGCATTCTGTGGGTTGTTGACGATTGCCTTGAGTTGATCTGGTGACGCAAATTTGCCCTGCACCTTTTCGTCGATGGTCTTTTGAAGACCTGAGTACATTCCGCGCTCGGAGGTTGGGTAGCGTTCCGTTTCCGCTGGCATGAACTGCGTTGCCGATGCTGATACCTCTGGTTCGCTTTCCATTGGCTCAAATACAGCTTGAGTTGGATCAAACATGGATCTAACGCGCAACTTTCCATTCTCTACATCGATATACTCGGCAGGATGCAATAGGTCTTGCTGATGCAATTGTAACTCCAATGGTTCAACATTGCCTTGCGCTGCTAGTCTCGTTAGTTCCGTGTCAATTTCCATTGCCTGAGCGAATTGCTCTGGACTCTGCAATTCGGCAAGGGGATTTTCTGCTGGAAGATAGTTTTTAACTGCCAACTCGTAACTGAATGGCATCTTTGCTAACGCAGTTTCATCGTAGGAATTAATCCTGTCCATGCGTCTGGAACGAATAACTACGTCCCTGCTATCTTGTCCCTTTCGTTTAGGCAAGGTAGTGCGGTCTGGATTCGCATCGCGGGTTTCCTTGCGATAGACATTGAATAGATCGTTGATCCTATTCTTCATTTCCATTGCTATCTCAGGGTCTGGATTAAGGCCAATATGCCCCTGCAAGCCTTGTTTGTGGTTATAAAGGTACTGGCGCACTGAGTCCCAAAATTTGGTCATGTCTCCACCCCACAACCTCAAGTTGCGAGGACGCTTTGCTGCCCAAGCATTAGCCTTGTCGTGCATCCGTGACATCGACATCGTTGTCATTAAAAAGTTGCCTTGTTTATCAAATTGAAAACCAAATGGGATTTCGGTTCTCATTTGTGGTTGCAATGCACGATACTTTTTGTCTCGTATTGCAGCTTGGTATTCAATTTCTACAATACTTCCATCTTTTCGACCCAAGATTTCATTAAAGAATGCAATCTTACGTTTCAGTGATGGAGCAACAAGGTCGTTTGGCAGTGCATTAATTGCAGCAACCTGTGTTGGTGAAAGGGTTCCCCGATAGTTTCCGTTCCCTGTATCTTCCAACCTCACTCCAGATGCATCTTCAGGTGCTTCATCGATAGCCTTGCGGATTGCCTCTCCACGTTTCTTTGCTCTACGCTTAGATTCCCTTGGGGAAATAATGCGAGGGGATCCATCTGCATTCCTAGCAATGCGTGTATCAACGCTAAGAGAAGTCCCGTCAGGCATTGCCTGAAGCGGAATATCAGGCCCAAGAGAAATCACGTTGCCTAACTCATCGACCAACTGACCATTTGCAAATCGATAGTCACTAATGAACGAATCCACCTTCACGTTGGGTGGAATAACAATTTCTTGAGTCTGACCATCTGGTGTTGTCATTTTGACAACTTGTTGTTGCTCGAAAAACTCGGAATCCTTGTATCGTTGCTGCAATGCGCGATTGGTCGAAAATACTGTCAAAGGGATTTCAGCTTCATCTTTAACTGGATCAGAGTTGTAAACCAGAGATTCATTAAGGTCACGAAGACCCCTTTGATATCGGCGCATCATTGCGAGTGCCTCTGGGTTTAGTTCTCCACCAATAACAGATGAAAACTGACCTTGGTCATCAACAATGACTCCGTAATTACGAAGTGCTTCTTTGACTCGTTTTAGCGCACCATTCTTTGTTCGACTTTCAATCCAGTCCACAACAGAACGTCCCACGGAATCTAGGTTGCCCCGTAGATTGCCTTGGATTCCACCAGAAAGACCTGCCAACTCTGACAGATACTCTTCCTTCATGTAGTTCCTCAACTGGTCTTGATTGGCAAAGTTCGACAAGAATGACGCTCCACCAGAGGCATCCATTGCGGCAGCATATTGCAATGCAAACTTATCCAATTCAGAGTCTGGGATTACACCTTTTTTAACAACTTCAAATGTTCCATCTGGATTAATTACTTTTTGATCGAAAAGTTCTTTTCGGATTGGCGCAAGCATATCACGAACTTCTTGGAAGTTCGATAATGCGTGTTGCATTTCGTGATTGATAACTCGACCTAAGTTAAGTCCATCTCGTCCCATTTGTGTCACCAAATCACCATTAATGACAACTGTTGCACCTGTTTGATTTTGCATCTTCAGGTGGTTTGGTTTTCCAGTCTGCTCTGAAATTGCAAACCCTCTTGCGGTGGAGGATCCAGCTACATCTTGTAGATATTGCTTGATAGTTTGATCGGCTAAACCAAGCATCTCTTTCTCTGATGGAGACAAACGAGGGTTGCCAACAAGTTGTTGAACTACACTCTCCGCATCAGTTAATGTCTTTCCATACAGATTGCGATAGAAGTCCTCCATTTGATCTGGACGCAGAACCTTTACTTGAATGTTATTCAACCCCGCTGCCGCTCCAGTGGTCTTTGCCAAGTCCATTGCATCCGTGAAGCTCAATTGAACTTGACGTTTGATTTCCGCTTCAGTTTGCGGAGTCGATTTGTCTAATGCTTTTCGTTGTTCTACAAAATTATCAATTTGATCTTGGATTCTACGCTCGTCATCCTTGTTTATCTGAGCAACTTTTTTTGCCTCTAGATTTTTGATCTTTAGATCAAGAGCAGATTTGATGTTGTTGACATTCGACAACTCATCGATGCTTGACATCAATGTTGGATCAGCGGTTTTAATGAATCTCTGAATGTCCGCATCTTCATCTTTACGCAATTGAGACGGATCTGGGGTAACGATGGCATCTATCTTTTCAGCAAGCCCAGTTGTTGGATCAATCAAAGCACCACCACGCTCCACTAGTCTTGCTCCACCATATGCTCCAATACCTGCTCCAACTCCAGCACTATAGCCAAGATCACGCGCAGTCTCAATATCAGGCAATCCAAGTGCCACATTCAATACAGCACCATTAACGGCAGGTTGAATAATAGCGTTAGATTGACGCACTGCCCAATCAGCAACCCTTGCGCGGCCTTTTCCACCCAATGCCTGTGGCCCAAAAAGTTTCTTGGTAAGCTCACCAGATGTTGATGCGCGTCCAGCTAACTCAAACATTCCTCGTCTTCCCAACCCTGCTTGACCTGCAACATCTCCAATGGTCGTTGCAATACCCTTTGTCATCTTGGCAGGTAGTTTTGCAGGCCCAACAATTGTGTTTGTTGCTGTTTTTAGAAATGTATCTGGATCTCCAACCGCATATTCACCAATCTTGCGTGAAGCACTTTGGATCTTTTCAATGCCAGATTCCAGTCCACCAGCGGTTTTTGCCACTCCCTTTGAAAGTGGTGAAACAACACCCCTTAAAGCCAATTCTCCAGCTTTTCGCGTAACCTTGCCAGTTGCCTTTGCAAAGGTGTTGGTAATGCGGTTGGTTCCCGGTAATGAAATCGGTGACAATATTTCACCAAGCATCGAAACATTTTCATTAATCTCGTCCTTAGTTAATCCTTGTTCTTTTACCAACTCCTCATAAGCCTTTTTAGCAAGTTCTGCTTCTTCTGGAGTTGCTCCTTGAGCCAAAGCAGCAGCAGAAGCTAGTTTTTGTAGCAATGGATTTTCAGCTAGTAAACGAGCGGCATTGTCTGGATCATCAGCATACACTTTTTGAGCGAACTGACGCATTCCTTCACGAAGCATATATTTCTCAAATCGCTCATCGTTAGATTTTCCAAGCAATTTATCAGTAATGCTGCTGCCAAACATCGAGAATCGAACCACGGCATCTGATGTTTCTTGAATGTCTCCAGCAACTCCGCTAACTCCCGATCTCCATGTGTTTTTAGCTTCTTTTAATGTCTTTTCAGCCTCTTCTGGAGATTGAGACATGGCATCAATTGGCTTTAAAATACCTTTATACAAGAATTCACCAGCACCAGTTCCAAGTTGTTTTGCAATTTCAATCCCAGTAGGAACAAATGTTGTAATAGCCTCGGATGCTTTTTGCGTGAAATCTTTTTTGTCTTCAGCATCAAAAAGAATCCTCTCTTGCTCACGGGTCAATTCTTGTCCTGATTGCTTCATTTGTTGAAGCGTACCTGCGTCTTTAATTTTAGTAGGACTATTATCTAGTTCATCTTCAGGTGGACTCCATTGATCTGGAATGTTTTTGACTAATTCATCTTCAGGAGGTTTCGATTGCTGTAGAACATTAGTGTCTAATTCATCTTCAGGTGGTTGCCATGCCATATTATTTTTTACTTCCAGTAACCCCGTTAAAAATATATTTTTGCCCAGACTTTAATTTTTTCCACTCTTCTTGCGATTTAATTTCTACAATATTTTCTTGCGATTGAATAGGTTGAAAGTTTTGCGGTGTTTCAATTAATTGAACTTGTTCTTTAATTCCTTCTTTTGCTCTTGATGCAATATTTTCAATCTCATCAAGGTTTTGTTTAAACAAAAAGAAACTTAAACTTGGGTCGATTGAACCAAGATTAGATGCCAACAAATCAAGTTCTCTTTCGCTAATAGCACCCAATGCTCCACCTGTGGGTGATGCCGCTTTCATGTCTGCAAGTTTTTTAAAAGCAATATTACCTTGCAGGGTCTTGGTTAGTTTTTCAACGTCCGAAGCATCGCTTCCGGGAATATAACTTAGCCAATTTGCCAAACCTCCAACACCGGGTGAAATTCCTTTATAGATGCTTCTAATCTGATTAATGGTACGAAGCATTGTGTCAATTTCACTAAGAGGTTCCTTTAATGCCTTGACCTGTTGTTTAATTTCACCCTTGGGGATCAAATCATAGGTTACATCACCAACTTGTTTTTTAGCACTTTTAACTGTTAAATTAGATGGAATTTGTTCTTGTGTTTGTTTTTTAACAGGAGGTTCAACAACATAATAAGTTTGACCATCAACAACCTGTTGTTTAACGGGCTTTACTTCATAATTTGGCAATTGCTTTGCAAGCATTTGATTCGCCATTTCAGCGTCTTCCCAACTTTCGTATGGAGCAATCAAATCGTTAGGTTCGTATAATGGGGCAGCAGTGCGAACTTCTGGGGTTGGAGTGACGGGGATTGCCGCACGAACTTCTTTTTCAGGCATAGGTGCTGGTTGACCAACCGCACCTCCAGTTGCTGCTTGCATATAAGCAAGAGGAGGATTTGTGACTGCTGCGATTTGTTCTTGTGAGATAACTGGTTCAAATGGGGCAGTTGCAATCGCTGATGGTTGTTGAAATGAAATATCAGCCAAAACACCACCTCTATTAAATCTGCTCAAATCTGGCATTGGCAACTGTTCATCAACAGATGACAACGGAGCTAATATCTGTCTTGGATCATCAATTGATGTTGGGTCTGTTGGTGTTTGAGGCAAATCAGAATTATCAGAATTATTAACTGAAGGGATAACTATTGGATCTTTGAAAAACCCTTTTTTCCTTGTATTAACTGGAACCTTATCTCCACCACGTTCTGTTGTTAGGGATTTAATGTTTGCAAGTCTTGCTGCATTATATTCCAATTCTTCTGGAGTCTTTTCTGCTCTGATTCTAGCAAGTGCCTTGTCTCTTTCAAATTTAAGTGCTTCCTTATCTGCTTCTTTAGCCTCGTCATCCTTTGCTTTAATCGCAGCAAAAACAGGCTCAGTCAGTGCTTGGAAACCCTTTGCCGCACCCATGCTGACTAACTCCTCCTGCGCGGATGGAACCTCGTACTTGAGCATTGGAGTAAACGATACGCTTACTCCAACGTCGAGAGGTTTCAGTGCAGAAAGAGGACTCGCTCCCAGATTTGCGGTCTGTGGAGTGTACGAATAGCCACCAGTGGGTAAAGCCATAAGGTTATACCCCACCAAATGTTAGTCCAGATGCGGAGGGAACTGCAAATTGGTTTACACGCGAAGTGCCACCACCCGCTCCTTGGTTTGCCATTGCCGTTGTCATTGCAGGGTTAACCATATTTGGGTTTGGTAAGTTAGCACCAGTGGATGGGAGTACTCCAGATGCTGCTCCAAGATTAGCGAGCGCACCAGCACGGGCAGCATTGATGTCATATCCCGTCCCAGTTGCTGCCGCTCCTGCACCTTGTGCCGCAAGCAAGCTACGTTGACGCGCAGCGGCATCCTCTGCTGCCTTTAGTGCATTCATGCCACTAATCGACTGCTGGGCGCGTTGTGACCCCTCACGCGCAAGCATCGACGCTTGCTGGTTTTGGGCTTCTATCATAGCGTTACGTTGAGAAAGATCCGTTTCGCGTCTAGCGCGAGCAGACTCTTCTCTGTTTTGACGCATTTGCTCAAGCAACACTGGGGTGTTGTCTGGTGGTGGTGGTGGTGATTTGGGTGATCCTCCTCCCATAATATTACTCCTTAATTTTAATGTTAATTGTTTGGTTGGTTGTTAGTGAAATACATTTAATATTTCAAATTGTCAATTTCTTTCTGGCCTCGATGCATAATTCAGACCCCGGTTGGAATTGTCTGCAAGAATTCGGTCTGTCTGCATATACCATGCAGCAAACTTTCTCTCCAACTTTTCCGTCCAAGGCAATGCATCGAGAATCGGTAGTTTTCATTAGCGGGTAGTCTTGCCTTTGCATTTCTTGCGGGATACCAGTCGCATCAGATCGATCTCGTCGCAAGACAGGCCAAGACCATTTGAAGCAACAACAAGCACCGCACTTTTCGCAGTCGTATTCATCGTCCATTATCCAGTTTTATTAGCACCACCAAACTTGTTTCCATAAGCCCCAAGCGCAGATGTTCCAATCGACTGAAATGCATTAGCCCAGCCCTGAGAAACCTTTTCCTCACCAGATTCTGGAACAGAATACCCACCCATCGATGAAAATCCAAGACTTCCACTTCCATCACCACTTCCACGCTGCATAGCTGACCACGCAGAAGCGGAATCGGATTGCGATTTTGCTGCACGATCATATGGAGACGATGCTGTTTGCCCTGCTTTGCTCAACAAATCTTTCATATATTGATTTTGTTGTTGCTTTTGTTCAGCTGAAGTCGTGTCTGGTTTATAATCTGGACGAGGTTGCGCTCCAGTTCCTAGTTTTCCAGAGAATAGATTTTGCATGGTATCACCAGTTCTTCCAATGGCATTCGATGCACTACCAAGTAGTCCACCGAATTGACTGTTTGGCACTGGTGTTGATGCTCCTGTTGCGTTTGCTGGTTGTGATCCACCCATAATGTTATGCTCCTCCGAATTTTATTCCATTTAATTTTGGCATGGAAAATTGGTTTGTTTTTTGACCTGATCCACCCGCTCCTAAATTTGCAAGAATTTTTGGTATGCTTGCAGGTTGAGGTGATGCAGAAATAACGCTTGTTGGAGTTGATGTAACTCCAGATGGTATATTATTTAATTGCCCTTGCGTGTTAGGTAGAGGTATTGAAATTTGATCGGGTAGTTGAGTCTGTGGTTTTGCTGTTGATGGAGGTTTGCCTTGTACATTAGTGTTATTAGATGTATTTGATTTAAATGCTGTATTTTTAACTCCACGTTTACCTAGATTAAAAGAATTTAGGTTTTTTCCAACATTATTAGCAATATTATTTAATGTATTCTGATCTAATTTACCTCTTGCAATAATCATATTATTCTTTGCTCCAACTAACTGGTTTAAATCCTAAATCTGGTATTACGATATCTTCGTAAGGTGCTAGATGTGAAATGTTAGTGATCTTTGCTTTTAGCTTTGGACAATCGACGTGTGGGCCTAGGTGACGATCAACGCAATTGAGGCAGACAGGATAGAAGTCAGCATTGAGTGACTTGTCTGGGTTATTCATCCATCCATGCTTTCCCTTTACATATCGTGTTGGGTCTGGTTTTACGTTGTTTGTTTCAAGATATTCGTAAATATCCTCGTCAGTCCAATCTTTTAGCAAGTAGAGTGAGACAGGATTGCCATCAATGTGGCGGATATCTTGCGCTAATGGAACGTGACCTTTAATTAAGTCTGTATCAGTGAATTTAGTTCCGATCCACACTGCATTCCACGGAAAATTAAATGTTCCAGTTGGACGCATTAAGAAATCATCCACACCACACATAAATGGCTCGTTTGCTTTAGGACGTTCAGTTCCTAAAGATAAAACAATTGAGTTTTTACCCCACTGGAAATAATGAAGAAGATCAAAGCGAACCTCACCAGTTTCTACATCAGGCCCATCTGCAAGAGTGTGCTTGAATGCGGGATATTCATACATCGTCAATTGCCAATCCTTGATTAGCTTGTCTGAATATGCATACCTTTCGCGGAATTTTGGTTGCCGAAATTGAACCACAGGGATATCAATTCCACACTTAAATTTTAGAAAGTGCAGAAGAACAGTTGAGTCCTTGCCTCCAGACCAAAATATGACCGCATTGGGCCATTGCTTGTTCCAACGAACTGCTTTATCTATTGTTTTATGGATTAGGTTTTTCATTAAATAATAATTGCCGCACCAAGTGCTGCTCCACCAACCGCTCCACCTGCGCTGATCCATGATCCAGTTGCTGCATTTTTGCTTTGCGCGTTTTGGGCCATGACTTGGTTCATCATGTTATTATAATTTTGAGTGTCAGCAACATTTGCAGTATGAGCGGATTGGATATTACCCATCGAGCGGTTAATTGCATCCTGTGCTGTTTGTCCAAGACCTTGCGCTCCAGAGAGGATACCACGTTGCCATTCTTGGAGACTTTGTTGGTTCTGGCCTTTTGCTGCTTGTTGAGCCGCAACCAATGATCCGGGGTCAATTCCACCCTGCATTTGAGTTGCATCGAGATATTTTTGACGCAGGGCCAAATCTTCTAAGGCAATCTGCCTCCCTTGTGCCGTGGATTGGTCGAACATTGCAGACTTGCCAATGGTGGATCCCATGTCAATTCCAGTACCCATCATTTGTGCCAATCCTTTTGTCTTTGCCCATTGGCCTAACTTGTCTTTCCAACTCTCAGGTGATGTTAGCTTCTCAACAGTCTCACCCATTCCTGCTCGCATCCTTGCTGTTGCTGGATCTACTGACTCTTCAAATTGACGTGCGCGATTAGCATTCTCAATCCCCAACTCAAAAGCCTGTTGTGATACCTCACTTGGATTAAATTGCTGATAGATTGGCTTTAATTGGGCAGCCATTTCAAATAGTTTGCCTTGAGACGCAAGACCACCATACATTCCTTTGTTAGCTTCCGATGCCATCATCATGTTAAGTTCAGGACGAGGACGTTGAATTTGAGGAGTATATGTTTTGCCACCCATAAGATTATTAAGCTAAAGAGTAAACTTCTCTTTTGAGAGGAGTCAACCCTAATTTTTCGATTATTTGGTTTGTAAAGTTAGGTCTTTCATCCGCTAATGGAACTCCGATGAACCCCGGTGAGTTTGAAAGTTGCGAATGTGCCTTCCAGTCACTCATCACCTGTATAACATCATGTGGTCTTGTATACTTTGGATGAAATGCTGGATAAATTGTTGGTATAAAAACATGATCAGAATATCCAAATAGCACACCATCACGATAATGTGCATAAACATTAATATTAGGATGTTCTATGATCTTATGATCGAATTCTTCAGCAAAATCAACAAGTTCCAAGAATTCATTAGTTCCTTTTTGAACAAGTTTATATTCAATTTGTGGCCTCATATTTATTAATTAAATCCAACCAGAATATCATCTGGATTGGCTATGGTTTGTGTATAGTTAGCAAATCTGTCAGCTTGTGCTTTCAGAATATTGTTGCGAGTAGAGTTACTACCGCACACCGCGCATGGCAAGCAATTATTTTGACCAGTCGTGAATGGGATTGACGAGTAAATTGGAACCACGGGATCATCACCGAATGGGGAGATGAACTTGTTTGGGAAGCTAGTGACCTCTTTAGTTGCTGTGGTGATGCTTGGCATATTAACAAGGGTTCTGCGCTTTAAATTGTTGAGCAGCGGAGGTTGCCGATTGCATTGCAAGTACTCCTGCCTCCTCTTGAGCGTGTTCAAAACTAATGTAAGACAAAAATGTTGCCGATGCCGTGGCCGAAATCGATTTCGTTGGATCAGCATCACAGATTAGCGTAACTGTCTTCCATACCTTTGCGCTGTATGAGTTATCATTTGGTGATTGTTGCTCGTATGGATTTGGAAGCAAATCAATCGACAAGGTTTCACCAGTCTGTGCAACAACACACGATTGCGTCTCATCACCCTGTGGAACACCTGTGGATTTCTCCTGCCAAGGATCCATGAAGAGTCTAACAATCTCCACTCCGAATTCACCGCACCACTCGATTAGTAGCGAGAATGCCTTATCGACATCATCAGTCAAGTATGACTCGCAAGTTGAAACAAGCGAATTGCGTTGAGCGGATTCAGTCGTAAGTCTTCGGTATTGCGAGTTAAGGAAACCTAGATTCTTAATCTGCGATTCGTATGGTGTATTTTCCCACTGGTAGTCGGAAGTGACTGCCAGAATGCGTTTCTCTAGGATTGAGTTGTACGATCCCTTGCTGCCCCTGTAGGACACTTTTAGATCAACTGTGCCACCAATCTGCGTCGATTCAATCTCAGCATAGACAAACTTCTTTAAATCCATCTCGTCACCAAGCAATGGGGTTTCAAACTGCGAATAAATCCGATTGTAGAGTGTGGTTGTTGTTTTGTCTGGATTGATCTGAAGGTAAGAATCCACTCGTTCTGGTTGGAATGATTCCCATAGGTGGTTGAATGAACCATCGTTTGTTGCTGCGTAATCCACAGAAAAATGGAAGCATCGAGACTGCCCGTCAACAACACCTGTAGTCCACTCTACTGGACGAGTGCCTGTCCAAACTCCAGCCCATGCTGGGAACCTATTTTCACCACTGCTCCATTCTGATGCGGTGGCATAATCCATAACCATTGTATCGGAATTCAATGTCTGCAAGTAAGGGATTGAATAGAGCAAGTAGTTTTCAAATCCAGTAGCACAAATCTTTGTTGGGTCTGCTGCCATGAGTCTTTTTGCCCTTGCCATCTCAACGTCTTTATAAAGCACCTGCGAGGATAAGTACGATGTTGCGGCAATATCACCCGTCATCAGACCACCCTGAGCGTACCACCACATCTGACCCGCTTGGAAGGCAATTGATTTTCCTGCAACGCAACCGACAGTTGGGTAAAGTGTCGATTGGAAATTTTCAGTTGTGACCCATTGATCTCGATCAAGGATGCCTGATTTAAGCTGGAAGGTAGAACGATCTGTAAAGACAATCAATCGGGTTGACGTATCTTGACCAACATAACTTGTCATGCCAGTAATCGGACGCGAGAAGCTGAAGTCACCACGGGAAGTGCCTGTTGTACGTTCTTGGAATGAGGTTGGATCACCTAAATCTGATGCAAGTACGATATTCTTATCTGCAATCCACATTCTGTTTCCGCTATATGCCATCCAGTATCCCACGGGAATCGTGGAAAGTTGAACACCCGCCTTATCAGCACCATCCCAGTACGAAGGGTATGAAATGCCATCTTGGATCATTACAATTCGATGCGCTGGTGTAGCGAATTCTTGAGATCCAGTCGATAGGTTTGCTGAACGTGTGGCAAGTGCAAACACGAACTGATCAACGTCTGGTGACATCGCAATGTTTTTCAGCCGAAAATCTTCCCAGTTGCTTGGCTGGACTAGAGGAAATGGAGAGAAGTAGACGTTTCCGTTTACAGCAAAAACCATGTAAGACAACTCGCTTGCAACAACACCATTTCCATCCACGTCGAAGATTTTAGCTGGAGTTGTTGTAATTACCCCATCCCGATCTTGTGTGATAGCCGCTTCTTTTTGCTTGTTAGAGGAAAACAAAACACCACCTTGGAAGTTGCCAGCGGGAAGGGAGAGTTGCATTTTATGCCCCGGCCTTGTTTGCACGATTCCACCACGGACAGTTACATTTACACCCCACTTGAATTGGTTCTCAGGCAATGACCAAGGGTTCCTTACAGAGTTTACTCCTTGAATCCATCCTGTTGAGACTTTTTTAAGTCTTCCTGATGTAATGTTTTCACTTTTCATTGCTAGAACATAACTGGATCAGATGTATCACCATACGTTTCAGAATTAATTTGTGGTGGAACAAAGGCGTGACCATCTTGGTGTTCTTGCTGATTCTTCAGGTATGCCAAAGAAAAGCCCCAGTAACGCAATGCCTGTTCAGCAAAGTCCTTGTCCTCAAGATCACAAGCGTGTACAGCAGTGATGATTGCGCGTGTATGCTCAATCGGGATAAAGTCGTACTTTGAAGTGATAACTGGAGGCTTAATACGATAGGCAATTCTTGCCCACGCGCATGGTTTGCCAATGCGAATCCTGCGGTATTGTGGATTGACCTCTGTAGGATGGTATTGACCAATCAGGGTCAAATCGTTGCTGCGTCCGTAGTCCATTGCATACAAACTAACAAACCCATCCGTGATTGGCTTTTGAATATTAGCAACACTCTTGACCAAGATTGGATCTTGAATGGCATCAACGAAGAACTTGCTGTCCGTGGATAGTCCGCTTGTCAAAAATGAAATCCTACCAGTTGTGCTAGTTAGGTTCTGAGATTGTGACTTGGTAGTGTACAATTCAAACTCATCGTTGTCGATTCGACGAACAAAATATGTCGTTCCTGCCACAAGACCAGATGGAAGTACATCACCAGAATCGGCTCGTACAGTCACCGATTGACCTGTCGTGTAAAGCGAAGCGTCAGCAATGATGCTTGTGGATGGGGATGCCGTAAATGTGCGTTGGATATCGAGCGACAATTGACCAGTGCCGGGGGTTGTGATTGGAACCAATACTGATGCAGAATATACATTAACGCTATCACCAATCACCCTAACTTGGTAGTCCGTTCCAGCAACCAAAGGAGAAGGCAGAACTCCGCTTGTTGAAAACTTCACAGTCTCATTTTCCTGCAAGAACTGCACGGACGAGGGTTGGATTAGATTGTTGTATGGAAGCGGAGAGACAGAGAATCGTTTTGCGTAGTACGATTGACCAGTTCCGAATGATACCACACTAATCAGACCAGTTGTTCCACCAGCAATGGCATTTGCAGGTGAAGTGTATGCCCTAGCAACCGATGTAGATGATACATTGAGATATGCTGGAGTTGCACCATTATCAATCGCAGGACTAGTTGTTGGCAACAAATAGTCAGTTCCCCAGTAAATTGTTTCTGGAGTGCTTAAATTAGTGAAATCACCTAGCCACTTGTTTGTAAATGCAACTCCAAAAACGCGAGATAATACAACATAGAATGTTCCAGTTGGAGCAGATGTGATGTTGATCTTGCTGAAATCAGCGTTCTTAACAGTAAATACTCCAGTAGACGAGTTTAATGGAGTTTCTGCCCTATAAGATGTTCCAGATAGCAATGGGGATGGAAGTGTGCCAGTCGAAGAGAACTGAACAAATACACCAGTGGATGGTGTGATTGATATTGTCGGTGGAGTTGTGTATCCAGTGCCACTTGTTACAACATTAAGTGAAGTTACAACCCCACCTGCAATATTTGCTGTTGCAGTCGCTCCAGATCCACCACCACCAGTTATTTCAACCTGCGGAGCATTTACATATCCAGAACCACCAGAAATTTGAGTAAACCCAATAACAAACGAAGTTTGGATGGTAGCATTTGCAACCGCTTGAGTGCCTGTTTTTAGTTTAACCTTTAATGTTCCAGTTGCGGGAGAAGAAAACGCTTCAATCGTTCCAGTTGCAGGTGTTGTTAAACTAGAGGAAACAGTGTATGTAAATGTTGTTCCAGATGCGGTTAATAGCGTTTTATTTCCATTGTATCCATCAGGATTAGCACCACTAATTGCAATAACCTGACCCGGACTAAACCCGTGTGCAGCAGTTGTTGTTGCAGTTGCGGTTGTTCCTGCTCTTACTAATCCAGTTGGGCCTGAAACAATAGAAACTGTTTGTCCGATTTCAGTAACAAGCTGATATGTAAATGATGTGGAACTTAATACTGTTACAACGAAATCTCCATTGTAAGCGGCTTGATCTGCTCCAGATATTGTGACTGTATCACCAGTTCTATAGCTATGATTTCCAGATGTATTAACAGTAACTGTAATTCCATTTGTAACCATTGATGTAATGTTAATTAATGGAGATACAGGAGGAGCGGAAATTGTTACAGAAGGTGCGGTTGTGTATCCGAATCCGGGGTTATCGATCACAATCGATGACAACTGGTAGGTAATCGAATTACGAATAGCATACCCAGTCGCAGTACTCACGGAAATCGTGCTTCCCAAGGGAGGTGCTGGAGGAGCGGAAAATGTTACTATAGGATCGGCAGTGTATCCAGATCCTTGATCAGACAAGTTAACAGAGGTAACACTTCCAACCACGATGGGAGTGAAGTTTGCTCCCGCTCCAGATGGTGACGCAATGGAAAGGCCCGGTGCGGTAATCTGACTGGCTTCTCCAGCCACAGCAGATGCTGGAATTAGCTTAATAAGCGAAATCGTACCAACTCCAGCCGATGTGATCTTAATTGGATTTACAAAATTCGCAGGAGAAGATGCAAGTGCGTCCGCTTGTGTCGTATGGATCGAAACCGCTTTTGTATCTACAATGTTAACAAAGTAGTTTTGGTTTGCCAATAAAGGTTGTGGAA